AAGAACAGCATAGGGATGGATGATTACTTTGACCGTTTTTGGGGTACGGATACGCAATCCAATTACCCACCATATAATTTGGTTCAAGTAAATAATGTCGAATCGAGACTTGAAATCGCACTGGCGGGATTCAAGAAGAAAGAAGTTAAAGTCTACACGGAGTTTGGAAAACTACATGTGGAAGGCAAAAAAGAAGAATCAGAGACTGTGGGAGAAATTGTCTACAAAGGGCTCGCTCAAAGGTCTTTTACCAGAGCTTGGACGCTCTCTGATGATACGGAAGTACGACAGGTCCGCTTTGAGGATGGACTCCTCACCGTGGAACTAGGAAAGGTAGTTCCAGAGCATCACTCTCGCAAAGAGTATCTCTAAATACTATTGAGTTCGAGATGGAGAGACCCTTTACGGGTCTCTTTTTTTGTGCTATACTTATAGGAGGTAAATAGACACTATGACCATTAAGTTATTACTGTTAAAATCAGGGGAAGATGTTATATCTGATGTTTCTGAAATGATCATGGGTGAGGGGAAGGAGAGAAGAGTTATTGGATATCATTTGGATAAACCATGTGTTATTCGTATGAAGAATCCAAATCTTCAAAGTCAGGAAGGTAATAATAAAAAAGCAGGATTTGAAGTTTCTTTATTTCCTTGGATTCCTCTCACTAAAGACACTACTATTCCTATTCCTGCAGATTGGTTGATCACTTTGGTTGAACCAGTAGAAAAACTTAAAGAGATGTATCAAGAGGACATTGTAAACTATGGAAATCAAAGTAATCGCACTAACAACAACACAACAGATTCTGATAAGTCAGGTTGAGGAAGCTCCTGCTGCTATTCCTGGAGAACCTGATTGTAAATTAATAAATCCTTTTTGGGTTAATCCTCTGGAAGGGAGTATAACTTTGGAACCTTTCTTGCTAGGATTCTCAAAAGATGATACATTTATGATGAGTTCGGATAAAATTCTCACTTTATGTGAACCTACTCCAACTCTCCTTGAAAAATACCAAGATCTTATTAAGTGAAATTCTACACCAACGTTCAACTAATTGGTAATCAGTTCCTTGTGAGGGGAGTTGAGAATGGAAGAAGGTATGAACATAGGGATGAATTTTTCCCTACTTTATTTGTTAAGTCTAAGAAGAAGACTAAATATAAAACGTTGAGTGGAGAAAGTGTTGAAGCAATTAATCCAGGAACAGTCAGAGATTGTAGAGAGTTCTATAAAAAGTATGATGAGATTGAGAACTTTGATATTTACGGTAACGACAGATACATATATCAATATATCTCAGAGAAATACCCAGAGGATGAGATCAAGTTTGACATATCTAAAATTAAGCTTGTTACTTTGGATATTGAGGTTGCGTCTGAGCAAGGTTTCCCTGATGTGGAATCGTGCGTCGAAGAGATTCTGGCAATCACAATCCAAGACTATACAACTAAGCAGATCGTTACTTGGGGAAGTAAACCCTTTAAGAATAATCGGAAGGATGTAACTTATTATCATTGTCCAACTGAATATGAATTGTTAAGTTCGTTCATTAATTATTGGATGCAAGATGTTCCAGATGTGATTACTGGATGGAACATACAACTATATGATATTCCATATATTGCCAAGCGTATTGATCGTATTCTTGGTGAGAAGTTAATGAAACGACTCTCTCCATGGGGACTAGTGAGTGAGAGTGAAATTCATATTATGGGTCGTACTCATACAGTATTTGATGTTGGTGGTGTAACGCAGTTAGATTATATTGATCTTTATAAGAAGTTTACTTATAAGGCACAGGAGTCATATAGATTAGATTATATTGCAAATGTAGAACTGGGTCAGAAGAAGTTAGATCACAGTGAGTTTGATACGTTTAAGGATTTCTACACAAAGGGTTGGCAGAAGTTTATTGAGTATAATATAATCGACGTTGAACTTGTTGATCGTTTGGAAGACAAGATGAAACTCATTGAGTTGGCATTAACTATGGCATATGATGCTAAGGTTAATTACAATGATGTGTTTTATCAGGTAAGAATGTGGGATACCATCATATATAATTACCTAAAGAAAAGGAATATTGTTATTCCACCGAAGAACAGATCACAAAAGAACGAAAAGTACGCAGGGGCTTATGTCAAGGAACCAAAAGCGGGACGCTATGACTGGGTTGTTAATTTTGACCTCAATAGTCTTTATCCTCACCTTATTATGCAATATAATATCAGTCCCGAAACCCTCAGGGAGACTAGACATTCCAGCGCGAGCGTTGAGAGGATATTAAATGAAGAGATAGTTGATTTTGATCCTGAATATGCAACGTGTGCTAATGGAGCACAGTATAGAAAGGATGTGCGTGGGTTCCTGCCAGAGTTGATGGATAAGATGTATGGAGACCGTGTGGTCTTCAAGAAGAAGATGATCCAAGCAAAGAAGGATTATGAAAAGACTCCTAGTAAAGCATTGGAAAAAGAGATTGCTCGCTGTAACAACATTCAAATGGCGAAGAAGATATCTCTTAATTCTGCTTATGGTGCTATCGGTAATCAGTACTTTCGGTACTACAAGTTGGCAAATGCAGAGGCAATTACCCTTTCAGGACAGGTCTCAATCCGGTGGATAGAAAATAAAATGAATGCTTATTTGAACAAATTATTAAAAACTGAGGAGATTGATTATGTTATTGCTTCTGATACCGATTCCATTTATCTTAATATGGGCCCTGTGGTTGAGACTGTATACAAGGGGAGAGAGAAAACTACTGAGGGCATTGTGCGGTTCCTTGACAAGGTGTGTGAAACTCAACTTGAACCTTATATTGAAGGTTCTTACGAAGAACTGGCCAGGTATGTCAACGCCTACGACCAAAAAATGTTCATGAAGAGAGAGAACATTGCCGATAGAGGTATATGGACTGCAAAGAAAAGATATATTTTAAACGTATGGGATAGTGAAGGGGTTAGGTATGAAGAACCGAAGTTAAAGATGATGGGTATTGAGGCAGTTAAATCCTCAACACCTGCACCGTGTAGGGCAATGATTAAGGATGCATTGAAGTTGATGATGAATGGAACAGAGGATGATGTAATTAAGTTTATTGATGAGAGTCGTCAGAAATTTAAAAAACTTCCACCAGAGGATATATCATTTCCACGTTCTGCATCTAATGTTGTTAAGTATCAAGCACATTCTACAATCTATGCAAAAGGAACTCCTATACATATACGGGGTGCATTATTATATAACCACTATGTGAAGAAGCATAAGTTGGATAATAAGTACTCACTTATCCAGAACGGAGAGAAGATTAAATTCTGCTACCTGAAGAAACCAAATATTATTCATGAGAATATTATTTCTTTCATTCAGGATTTTCCGCATGAGATCGGTCTTGACAAGTATATCGATTATGACATACAATTCGAGAAGGCATTTCTGGAACCACTTAAGATCATCCTTGATGCGATTGGGTGGAACGTTGAAAAAACTGTAACCTTAGAATCATTTTTTTCTTAAATGGACTTACCTATTAACGACAAAGAACTTGATACAATAGTTAGAGCATTAACTCTTGGTGGGGATACCGCATTATATCAAAAATTAAAAGAAGTTAAGGAGGTTAGAGAACTTAATCCAGATGGACCCTATAAGAAAATTTTACGTGAAGAGAGAGGGATGACAATTTAATGATATGGTTTTATGACAATTTACGTTTAAAACTTAATAATTATATCATTATTGATAATTTTTTTCCTGATGACATTTGTACTCAGTTGAGAGAAAGATGTCTTAATGCTAAGAGATATAATGATGAGTATTGGGATTATAAAGCTGTAGATTTTGATTATGATCCCGATAATGATTCTTTAAAGGATATTTCAGATAAGTATGTTTCTCCTAAGTTTTCTTTAGCTAAAAATTATTTGAGGGCATGGACTTTTGTGTATGATAATGTTGCACTAGGAGTACTAGCTCATGCTGATCCTTCTTTTATTAATATAAATGTTTGGGTAACTCCTGATGAATGTGTTCATGATCATAATAAAAATGGATTGATAATTTATAGGAGAAAAGCAAAATCTAATTGGACTCATCATCAATATAATGGGGATCTTGAGTTTATTAAGAGCTATCTAAAAGGAGCAAAGTATGATAGAATACCCTATAAGTATAATCGAGCGATTATTTTCAGAGGCAATACTTTTCATAAAACTGATAATGTTCATATGAAACAAGGTCATGAAAATAAAAGAATAAACTACACCTTTTTATATAAATAATGGACTTTCTTAAAGATATTGTAAAGGAAATCGGGGATGACTACACCCAACTCGCAAGAGACATCGACGACGAAGAAAGATACATCGACACAGGTTCGTACATCTTTAATGGACTTGTTAGCGGTTCCATTTTTGGCGGCGTTTCTACTAATAAGATTACTGCCATTGCTGGTGAGTCTAGTACTGGCAAAACTTTTTTCTC